TTCCGGTCTTGAATAGCCCTCACAATCTTTTCACCTGATCGGCCCCCGAAGTAGAAAGAGAACACCGTCAGTAGCATTTGCCCCAGCAGCTCAATATAGCTGCTCTCAACTTCCAGGCTCCCCAAGTTTCCGTCCGTGAAAGCCAACAATAAAAAAGTGATCATAAGGAACACCAGCGTAAGCGGGCGTACATTCTTACTCCACCAGCTATCCGAGTTCATGTCCACTTGATGCCGCTTGCTAAGCTCCTGCTCAAGCATCCGCTCATGCTTGCGCACCTCTTGTTCCATTGCCTTTTTTACTTCAAGACGCTCCTTATCGGTCGTCACGAACTTGTCTACCTGCTTTCCCAGGCTATCGACAAGGCTGCCAACGCCATCACTGGCCGATCCGAATATTTTATTGAGTATGCCCATATCACTACACGCGCTTTAGCCATCCAAGCATAAACTTCTCTTGGCTGGCATCATTCCTTATTATGTTGATGTACTTCTCGGCTTGCAAGGCATTCAGCAGCTTGCGCAGCGTGTCAACACACTTTTGCACGCTCCTACTAGTCCATCTAGGAGTATTCATGTAAACACTGTAAGCGGTTTCAGTTGTATTACCCCATACACCATCCACCTGCATATCAGGGTAATCCTGCTCATTCCGATTGAGCATATTCAGGACCTCCTGCAAGTACTTAATAGCGGTGCCCATTCCCTGGTTAACACCCGTATCAAAAATTTCTTCAGCTACATCCTGGCTTTGAAGGCTATCCAAATTGGCCTTATCCCAATAGTTAGCTTTATAAAATTCACGCACCATGCGCTGAAGACTGTCATTTGTGCTTAAGCACTCAGGGAAGTCAACCTCATCCCTAAGGCTATCAATAACAGGCCAGCCTTCCCAGTTAGCGTGATAATTCCGAGCAATCCCCTTGTAGGTTTCTCCACCCCGGTCATCAGGATCGTTCACGTACCCGCCTTCATGCCCCAGGGTCCTTTCGTATGCCAGCTTAAATTCAGCCATTTTTTTGCTTTTTAAGTTGCTTTAAAAGCTTTTTAAAAACCTTTTGAATCCACCGCGCGATCGCCTCCCAATAAATCTTCCAGAATTTGCTTACCAGAAAAGAGACTGATGCACCTACAGTAGCAATGAATACAGCTTCTATCATGCTTTGAACTGGAATCCACCCCGCTAACATTGAAATGCTGCTGAATATCACTCCTACAGATGTATCTAACAATGTCCCGTTATGCCCGGTATGTATCAATCTCATGTTTTTTTTCCTTTTCAAGGGCCTGGCTAAAGCCTCAAGGACTTTGTGTCAACGCCAGGCCCGCTCAAAAGGGTATGCTTTAGTCAATCTGTACCGCTGCCGATACCGCTATGAAGTTGTCCCCGTCATGGACGAATTCAACCACCTTAATCTTATTTACAGCCCCGGACACATTAGGACCGGTAAAACCGCTGCCAAAGCTGGTTGTGCGGGCTGTACCATCGCTTGAAAGCTTTAGGATCACCCGGTCTCCAGGGACAGGAGTCGCATCACTATGCAGTTTCACCGTGGTGTCACTGGACTGGTTGATTTCGACAACCTCCAAACTATCTTCAGTCTGCAATTCAATGGTTGCAGCATCAGCTACATCCCGTTTTCTTCGATAATCAAAAGCGTATCGTTTCATAATGCTCAATTTTCGTTTTTTATACCAAGCGATGGGTTTCATACCCATCGCTTAAATTCCTTAACCTATAAAACCTTACGTAGCCGCCACGATAGCCCCGAATCCGGTATCCTTCTTCGGCAGCACAATGTGATGCAACGTAAAGCCCAGCACCGTTGAACGGTTATGCGGGTCTTGCTCAGCCCGCTGAATGTACTCCTGCACAGAACCCGTAGCCTTGAAAGCCCGCTCCTGGTAAAACATCACAGAAGCATCCCGGTCAGAACTTTGCGAAGCAGCCATAAAGGCCCGCTTATTGTTGCTACTGTCATACCGCGGGTTGTAGGCATCCGTATAAATCTCAAACCCATACAGATTAGGTTTTACAGACCCCTGAGCGATGTTTTTGTACTGGCTTCTAAACTCCTCACTAAAGCCAAGGATGTCCTGCTTGTGCTGGTTGCACAATACCAGGATTCGCCCTTCTTCGGGCACGCCCAAGTCATCCAGCTTGCCTTGCGCTGTTATCAGGTCTTCCTCAGTCAATGCCTTTCGCCCATTTGCCTTAGTAGAACCGGTAGTTTCCACGATGGGTGTCTCCGTAGTATCGGAGGCAGGGGCTAAAGAATACAAGCCGTACTTGGCTGTTTGCTGCTCCAGCGCCATACGGTGCTTCCTCAAAACCGTGCCCTCCTTATCATAAGGCAAGGCGTACAGCTCACGATCAGGAATACGGGTGTTTTCCGTATCAAACCGTTTAAGCTTAATGGCTATGTCCTGGTCATCCTGGCTAATGGTAGGGATAGGGTAAGCCGTGTTATTGATCAATACGCCCGGATCGGCCCCAAGGTCCACCAGGTGAATGACATCATTGTCCACATAATCATTTTGGTTAGGAACCCGCTCAAGCCATCTATGCGTGTGCCGGAATTTGTCCAGCAGCTCTGCCGTCCAAAGCTCTCGATACAACCCTTCCAGGGCCACCCCTTTCGGCAGGGGGATAAAACTCATTGCAAACAACCCGGCTATCGTAAAAGCAGGGTGTACCCCCATTACCAGGGCCAGTACCATTCCCATGATCAAGTTAAATGATATGCTCGTCAAAACGCTCAACACTCGTGTCATAATCTTTTTCTTTTTAATACGTTTTCTCAATACTATTTCAACTGCTCGCCAAGTGCACCCGGATAGTCGTACCCGAACTTATCTTTGAACAGGTTCTTAAATTTCTCAGGCTCCTCTTTCATCATGTTCTCAAGGGCCTCAGGGGCCTTCTCCTTATAGGTGTCATACGTCCAGTCGCTTCGTTCGTCAGTGCCTGCGGACTGATTGGCCAGTTTATTGAGGGCATCAGCCAGGCTTTCCTGCTTCTGCCCTTGACCTTGGCCTCCACCTTGTCCTTGACCTTGTTCTTGACCACCATCTTGGCCTTTACCTGAGCCTTGCCCGCTTTCCTTGAAAAGGTTCAGCACCGCATTAGCATTGGTCTTGGCCAGCTCTTGGTAATGAGCCTTGTTTTGCTCATTCACAATGCCTTTTGCTTCGCCAAGGAACATGATCTGATTGACCAGCTCTTGCTGCGCTTCATTGGAAGGCTCCGGGGTGCTTGGCGGGGGCGCTTGACCTCCACCTTGATTTTGGCCTCCACCTTGGCCTTGACTTTGTGCATCTTTCAGCGCCTTTATGGCATTCTGAATTTGCTCATCCGTAGCATCCTCAGAAAGCCCCAGTTGTTTGGCTAATTCCTTCTTGTCCATGGTATTATCGCTTTGGTTTGAAAAATCCGTGAAATTTTTGAAGAATGGCCACGCCTCCTCAGGCGTTTTATTCTCTATTTGGTTACTGACTTCTCGCTGCTTCACCGGTTCGATCACCTCATCAACCAGGTTCAGCTTTTTGGCCTCATTGGCCTTAATCCACTTCTCCTTATTAGGTTGAAACCATTCTTTTACCTTTTTCTGCGTCTGACCGGTCCGCTGCACGAGGATGTTGATAATGTCCTGCTCGGCCTCATCCATCCGGTCTGCCGTATCCCTTAGCTTTTGCGCCTCCCCGATCTCCATCCCGTTCACTTTATGCATCATGTACCGGGCGTTTTCGGTCATCTTGATGGTGTCGCCCGATAAGGCGATCGGCCCGGCCATGCTGGCCGCCATACCTTCAATGACCGTAGTCACATTCATATCCAAATTGCGGATCAGGTCATAGATCGCAAACCCTTGCATCACCAAGCCACCCGCGCTGTTGATCTTGATCACCAACTCATCATTGTTTTGCTCAAGCTCCCTGAGCGAGCTTTCGAGCTCCTCAAAATCAACCTCCTCTTTCAGACCGATGAAACCGTACATCTTGACTTCCGGCACGCCTTCAAGGGTTTTATTTAAAAAGAAATACTTCATCTGCCAGTATTGTATCGCTATTTTGCTGGGCAAACTTCGAAACCCCGCCAAACCGCATCAAATCTTTTATGCGCATTGCGCCATTATATGCGAGAATTTCACACGCACACAGGCGCATTGCGTATAAGCATCTTTGACCGCATAACGGCCATACCGACTTTTGTAAGCATGGAAAAACAAGATGCCGCCAAAGCCCTCTTTTTCGAAGGCGCCAGTCAGAAAGAAATTGCCAGGCTCCTGAAGGTTGCGGAGAAAACCGTAACAAAGTGGAAAGTTGATGGCGACTGGGAGAAAAAGCGCACCGAGCACACGCTTGCCCAGGAAACGGCCAACGACAACATCTGGGACATCATACAGTACCAGCTCAGTGCACTGCAAAAAAAGAAGGAAGCCTACGAACAGGAAGGCAAAGGCAAGCTCATTGACAAGGGCGACATAGACGCCTTGCAGAAACTGTACGGCATGGTCAAGGACAAGCAGCAAACCTGGACCAGCTATATCAGCATCATACGGGAATTCGTCAATTACGTTCAAACGGTAGACCTTGACCTGGCCCAGCGGATTATTAACGTATCAGACGAATTTCTGAACCAGAAAAGAAAGGATTTGTAATGACTAAATTGACCCGGCAAGACCAAAAGGAATACCAGGAGTGGCTTGAATTATGTGAGCGCATTCGCAACCAGACCAATGAAATTCCTGACGAAACGACTAGCCAGCAGCGCAAGCGCATTGCCCGACTTACGGACAATTTCACGGAGTTTTGCCGGTTTTACTTGTCTCATTACATGGATGCGAAGTTTGGCTGGTTTCACAACAAAGCAGCCAAGGACATCAAGGACGATCCTAATTTCTTTGGCGTACTCGAATGGCCACGGGAACACGCCAAGTCGGTTTTTATTGACGTGCTAATGCCCTTGTTCCTGAAAGCCAGAGGCGAGTTAGATGGCGTTTTGCTGGGATCATCTACAGAGAAGAAAGCCAATGGCCTATTAGGCGACCTTCAGGCGGATCTAATTAGTAATCAAAAGTTTATCCATGACTATGGAGACCAGGCAACGATCGGAAACTGGCAGTCCGGCTATTTTAGCACCACGGACGGCCTGGGATTCTGGGCTTATGGCCGTGGGCAATCTCCAAGAGGGGCAAGGAAGGCTGCCAAAAGACCTAATCTTGGCATCATTGATGACATTGATGACAAAGACCTCGTCAAAAATGAGGAGCGGGTCAATGAGGTGTTTGACTGGATCATTGAGGACTTTTACGGGGGCCTTTCCATATTGGGCGGCCGGTTCATGATGGCCGGGAACCGCATTCACAAAAAGTCGGTGCTGGCCAAAATGGTAGGGGACATTGAGCCGGGTGACCCCAAAAACCAAGGCATCTACCACCTGAAGGTCTATGCCTTTGAAACGCACAAACACACCAAGGCCGATAGCGATACCGGCAAGCCCGCCTGGAAAGAGCGCTACACCAAAGAAAGGCTCCTGAAAAAAATGGCCCCGATGACCTATCGGGCCGTTAGGCGGGAGTACTTCCACGAGCACATTGAGGACGGTATCATCTTCAAAAACCAATGGATACAGTGGGCCAAGCCCCTGCCGCTGAAAAGCTACAATTCGCTTATCCTGTACGCTGACCCCTCTTTCAAGGATACGAAGCACTCCGACTACAAAGCCCTGGTACTGGCAGGCACCAACGGCAAGCGCATAGATGTCCTGTGGGCTTGGGTGCGCCAGGCATCCGTCATGGCCATGGTACAGGCGTTCTACGATCAATACGAAGAATACGAAAACTACGCTAAATACTACATCGAGGCCAATATGCTGCAGGATTTGCTTTTGGATGAGTTCGAGCAAGAAGGCGATAACCGGGGCTACCAAATGCCAATCCGCCCTGATCGCAGGCAAAAGCCCGATAAGGTCACCCGGATTGAGAACATAAGCCCGCTGTTCGAGCGGGGCTTTGTCCGATTCAATGAAAATGAGCGCAAAAACCCGGACATGCAAACCCTGATACAGCAAATATTAGGATTTGGAGGTGGCGCTCACGATGACGGCCCGGACGCCCTCGAAGGCGCTATTTCTCTATTACAGAAGAAAGGCCGGGGCAAACAGCTTCAGCCCCGTGCCGGTAAATACCGTAAGAACCAGAGGCGTACAGCGCAATAATAACGAATCACGAATGATATGAGTAACTTCATCACACAACAGGACTACCAGGACAAGATAACCGATCACCGCTTGCAGCAGTTGATCGATAATGATCCTTCCATCCTGGATGGCGTAGAGGACACGGCCATTTCCATCGTAAGAGATGCCTTGTTTCAGTGGTATGATGTAGAACACGAGTTTTCTAAAACAGGCACTGACCGGGATGCCACATTGGTCAGGTTCTGCATTAACCTTTGCGTTTACTTCCTTTATGAGCGCGTGCCTGATAAGTTCATGCCCCAGCACGTCCAGGATAACTACAACCATACGCTTGACCAGCTTGACAAAATTGAGCAGGGCAAAAAGGCCATTAACATCAAGCCGGCCGAATACACCAATGATGAGGGAGAGCAACAGGCCAAAACCAAATTCCGCTGGGGTAGCCTGCCCGCCAGGCAAAACGATCCTTACACCCGTACCGGTCGCTTTCGCGATGATCCGCATGGACGTTGTCATTAAAACCCCGTTTAAAACCGTTAAAAACGCCACTTAAATGGATATTAAAAACATATTGAGTCGGTAAC